CAGTATAGTTGGTCTGTTCTCATAAGTTTTACCTCCATGTTGGGCTCTAAAGTAGGTATTTATTCTATCTCTAATAACAACATTGAGGTTTGTTATCAACAGGTCTCGTTTGTTGGGTTTCACTTCCATTCTGTCAACCTTCGGTGCTTCTTCAAAATCCCGTTTTATGTAACTTAACAAATTAACCACATTAGGTAACATCATTGACCATGAAACCATTACTAAATCCCTTTCGGTATCTTCTTTGAAGACCAATGAACTAACAGGGTACGTATGTATTGGTTCGGCTGCAGAGGTATAATGGCATATCCTAAAATATTCCATATCTTCTTTGAAAGCAGCATAAGCATGTCCGGCTATAACCCCACACTTGTTGTGATAACATAGCATAAGGCCTTTGCACTCGGCACCGTTTTTGAGAACCATTTTCATATATCTATAATTGTTCCCAATCTTACTTAATATCGGCGAAGCCTGGTCCGTCGAATGCATATTGCCCTGTGCTACCGGTTTCCTATGTTTCATAATTGACTCTCTATCAAGACGTTTTACATGTTTCTGCTTCTTTGCATTCTTAAAACCCTCTTCAAGAGTGTATTTTCCATACACAGTTCCTTGTGCCTCACCTAAAGAAAGTATGTCTGTCATAGGGTCAGGTTGTCCCGGATCTTCTTCTTTTCCTACTAAACCTCTATATGCTCTTCTAATACTCTCAAACAAACTCTTCAGGGCTGTATACACTATAGCCATAGTGGTACTAGCAATGAGTGCCATCGAGGCAACAGATACTGCTGAGAAAGCAATATCCCAACCTCTCCATTCTGAAAGTTTTATCTCTGCTCTATTCCGCATTGTATCAAAGTACACTCTCTGTTTATCCTCAAGTCTGAAATACCACGAGGCATACGCCGCTTCCTGTACTTTGGTCATTCCTGTATCATATTGAGCGTATAGACATGAGGAGAGAACCTCAAACACTGAGTCTGTCACATGTGCCAAATTTGAGACAGTATCTCTACGTGCCTCCATCCAGTACCTATCCATGTCGTCTGACTTAAAACTATTTGCGACTATCACCTTCATAACGTCATCATAGTCCCTGATATTATCATGTGTGTTTCTTAAAATCCATTTCTTAAAATTCACACGGGCCCGTGACATGGGACCTATTTTATCGCATGTTGCCTTAATAGCTTGGTCCGCCATGTACAACTCCTTGACCAAGGGCCATATTTGAGAAGCCCAAATTTGATAAGTCAAAGTAACATCAGGCATATTGCCCCACGTTCTAACATCCTTCACATAGGATCTTTCTGTATAGAACTCTTGGAGCATTTCTTTTGGTAAACCTTCCCATCCAAATTCCGCAAATCTATTTGAAATTAAAGAACCGTCATCTAG